ATTGATTGTCAAAGTTTTCAAAACAATTGTAAGGTAAAGTATTTGCAGTTTCACAATTTATAAAACCATTTTCAATTTGTAAATAATAATAATCATTGTTTATAAACCTATTAGGTAATGAATTTGGTTCAGTTCCAGCGTTAGTTAAAAAAGTACTAATTGTTGTTTTATGAATAACTTGATAATACTCATTATCCATAGCATATTTCGCATATAAATTTGTGACACTTGTCGCTGTTAAGGTATAGGGTGGTGTAGATATATTACCACCATTTAATGGGTCTGCATAGTCAACAACTCTGGTGTATTCGTAAACTTGTGAAATAGGGTTAAATGTGGTAGTAGTACTACCTGTTATTGAATTATTACCATAAATATTCAATGTTGATCCTGTTAGGTTTGGATCTTTAGACAATTTAGGGTCATTAAATGTCATTATATTACCTTCGGTAAAGTCAGATATTTTGTCTTCACGAATAATCAAACATATTACATTATCAAGATGTGAGACTCCCGGATTTAATGATGGACAAAATTTAACTTCGATTTGATTAACACCTCCACCAGGTACAATTGTAGAATCAAAGTATTTTCCTTTAGTATTAAATAAATTTATTCTATGAGGTAAAGTTAAATTAGATGAAAATAATTCATCAGATGCAGGACCTGGAAGTATTCCAACCGCTTTGTAATCCGTTGATGAAATACTTGTTTGTGGTGCTCCTGCAACAATACTAGCTAATAATGGTGCGTCCGTAGGTGAACCACAGATATATTTTGATTGATCACTAATTTGACTTATTACCCCTAAAAATGTTGTGTCAGCGGTATCCCCAAAATCAGGTGTTAATGGTGTGGGCTCCGCACTATAAGAAACTTCATCTCTTTCGCAACTTTCACAATCGGGATATGTCATTAGACACAACGATAATTTAAAATTATAACATAACGATAATAATTTATCGGCAAAGTTATTTAATTTATCCGCCATTGTTTGCAATTTTGCGGCTAAACCATCAAAACCAATACTGTCCGCTAAATTTGCTAACCCTTGGAATATTGATGCAATTCCTTGTAGTATAGCAGCGTTTAATGCGAATATTACACACGCTATAAATGCGACAACATGGATAACAATTAATAAAATTGAACCCAAAGCATAAAGTATTCCCATAAGAAACACAATTAAAGAGAATGTAAAATCAGGTTTTAATTGTGCGTCATTTGTTGGAAATTTATAATTATTTGATTCACAAACTTCATCAAGAATATGTTTAATCGCAATAATTCTTCTTCTATTTGATCCTCCTTTAAATTGAGTTATTAAATTTGAGACTGAGTAAACTTTGTTATACCTCATCTCATAAAATTTATCAACACAATTAATTGCGTCGTTAATATACGCTTGACCTGTTGGGGTCGCGTCCCCGTAATCGTCCCAATTTAAACTAAAAGCGTATGAACTTTCAAGTAAAGCAGGATCAGCGTCAGTCCATCCATTATCACCATCAGTATATCCATACTCTCGTATATTAGGGACTAAAAAATTTGCTCTTCTAATGTTTAGAGTAATATCTGTTGGTTGATTCCATTTAACTTTAAATCGATATTTTCCCTTGGTCGGAATACCAACATTTGGATCGTTTGAAATTACTTGATTACCAAATTCATCTGTAGTTACATAATCCAAATTCATAGGTACATCAATAACCCAAGTACCGTCCTCGTCTATAATTTGACCACCATTAGGTAATACATATTTTTCTAATATTGGCCTACCTTGATTATCAAAATCGATTGTTTGTCTAATCGATCTAATCGTACCAGGACCTGTCGTTAAACTACATAAATTACCTGTTTTATTTTTAGGTCTACAACTTTTCTTAACATGGTAATCATCAGTATCTGTTAAAATTGACCCCATAAAAACAGACGTTGGTTTAATATCAATACCTAATTCTTTTGTAATATCAAAATCAGATCTATTAATACCTAAGTCACATATTTCAGGTTGTCCCCATAAAGGTTGTACTTCAATGTTTCTATTAAACGAAACTATTTGAGGTAAAACATTTAAATTTTGTCCAGTTTTAAATGATGTTCCATTAACCATTTCTTCGGTTGCCCTACCCATCCTAATTAAATCATTAGGTGTTAAAGAGAATTCTCCGATATCGGAAAGATCCATATCTACAAAAATAGTTTGGGGTCCTGTAGGAACACCAAAGATCATGTAATCGCCACTATTATTTGTTACTGTAGTGTATTTGTAATACTTATCGTAAACTTCGATTAAAGCGTTGTCATATATTACGTCATCTCTATCAAAAAAAGTTCCCGTAGCGGCATGTCCCGGATAAGATGGTACATAAGGTAATAAATTATATCGATATCCATCCTCATTAATACTTTCACTTGTTTTATAAGGATAGATTTCACTTATAATCGGGTTAGATTCATCTTCATCAGATAAAGGAATGAATATTGAAACTTTAGCATTTGGAATACCAAATCCATTATTAACACTAACTCTACCTGCTACCACACCGTAGTCAGAACATGGTCTTGTGTAAATTTGACTTTGTAATAATTTTAAAGATAATATTTCAATGTATTCAAATTCTTGATCAATAAGAACTTGTATTGATTTATTAATCCCTGTTTGTGTTCTAATTCTATAAGAATTTGACATATGAATCTTTTAACATAAATAGTTTATATACTATTTTTAAAAATAAAAGATTCTTCTTAAAAATAAATTATCAAGAGAAACTAACCGTTGATAAATTTTTAACCCTTACATTTATGTCTTTATTTGGGTATCTTATCTGATAAGTTTGATTTGGTTCTGCAAAAATTGTTTCATCAATTAATTCAATTTGTTTTGTTGCACTATCCAAGTATCTTTGAGAGGTTTGGGATGAAGAATATTGACCCCCAACTTTATTAAACACTTGAATTCCCGCAACTGAGATAACTCCGTTTTCACTTTGGATCAATCTTCTTAATTCTGCAATATTAACGTTTTCGCCCATCTGTCGTTTTTCAGGACTAAAGAAATCAGTAGTAATTGAGATAATTTTAGATATTAACGCCCCTTGTGTTTGACTATTATCTAAAACAACATCGATATTGGTACTTAAATCAATAACATTAGCTGATTCAATTGATATATAATCATTTATCATTCGATAATTTGATAAGTAATTGGCGACATTATTTTTAAGAGTGTTAGAGACGATTTCAGTTAAACTTCCTGTTTCATCGTAAGCCAACATTTGGATCTTAATTTTGTTATTCTCTTCAGTAATCGCTACTTTAGCAGGTGCTCCAAACTTAGATGGCATTGTCCTTATTAATGAATCATAATCATTTACTGTTACCGCTCGTTTTTGAGCTGAGAAATTAAATCCAACAAGATTTCTAACTTCTTCCATAGTAGGGAAATTAGCCCCTCCAATTGCCGCGGTAACGTTATTACATCTTAAAGAATTTGTAACAGAAGTGTTAACAGATGCTGATGGACCGTTAACAAAGAATGAAACTGTACCAATTTGAGTTATAACATTTACACCAAGATTACTTCCCGTACCTCCACCAACTCTATATTGTATAAACAATGTTGAATTGGATTTAAGTGTACTACCTAAAGCAAAATTATTTGAATATTTGTAAAGATCTAGTTTAAACCCATTTCTTGCAAATTCTCTTAACTGTTCATCGGCAGATTGACTACCACCACCAAAAGTCATTTTTAAGAATCCTTCAGGTGTATATTCTGTAATAAATTTAGTACTTGTTGTAATATATTTACCAACTTTAATACCAGGGTTGTCCGATACTTTTGTAGGGTCCTCAACAAACACTCTATTTTCCGCCAAAGCATCGACTTCATACCATCTATTATCCAAACCTAAAAATTCTTGTGGTGTTGGTATGTTAGTATATTGTGTACCATCTTTTAATAAAACACTTGTAATACCCAATACATTTTTTTCAGGTAAAAATAACTCATAAAAAGGTTTAACATCATTAGGAGTTATTACTTTTTTAAATACTTTTGTTGTTCCGTTAACTACTGTTTCTCGTTTAACAATGGTGTAATTCAATAATTTATTGTTTGAATCAAAATTCGGTATTTTTAATCTATTAGGAAATCCTTCAGCACTAACCGCTGACGCAAAATCAATATCGTAAACAGTTTCAAATGTTTGTCCTGCACCATTAACCTGAGATCCTCTTCTTAATATACCACAATATCTTAAATCTTCTTTATCCCCATTAGCGGGTACTGTTATTGACAGATCAACTAATGCAACTGAAGGTCTTTGACCGGGTATTTTTAACCCATAAGTTCTTGCTATATTATAGATGGATGATGACTGTTGAGCAAATTGTAAAACCGTTTCTTGAATGCTTCTATCAATATTAAATTGTAGGTTATCAGTTACCGCCGCGTTTAAGTCTAATAAAACTGAAAACACAGAAGCATCATTAAAGTTTTGAACTAAGTCCGGATAATAAGTTTTAGTAAAATTAATTAATTCCGTTCTAATAGATTGGAAATCACGGGTTGTGTAGGAAATTTTCTTTTCTGCCATATCATTATATATTAATTATAACAAAATCACTTGGGTTAAATGCTTCATTAGTAACAACATAATCAATTCTTACTTTTGCAGTATGTTCTAATTGACCTATGTTTGTAACAGTAAAAACTCTTTGATCGTCCTCAATAAAGGTTCCTTTATTTTCTTCCCCATCTGAAGCGGCATTAACTGTTATTTTGGTTATTTTAATTCCTGGTATATATTCTTCAACTGATTCTCTAATTTCAGCTTCAATTTCAGAAAATGTTGGTCCATCCATCGGTTCAAAAATATACTCATATAGTCTTGTTCCAAAATCGGGCAAATAATATCTAGTTCCTTTTCTTGTTAATAATAGATGGATTAGATTTGATCTAATTTCTTCATCATTTGATTGTGTTAAATCTAAATATTTACCATCAAAAGAATCTTTAAAAGGAAAAGTAATACCGTATGTTAATCCATTTGCCATTAATAATAAATATACCCACCAATTATTTTAAACAAATATCTATAAAACAAAAAAAATCCCAATTAAGGGATTTTTTTTAAGCCGAACAACCAAAACATTCAAATTGTGAATCACTTGGTTTTGGTGGTATAACATCCACTTTAGGTGCTTCAGGGGTTGTTGTTGGTTTTTCTAATTTTGAAATATCAAGGGCCAAATGTTTTGCTCCTGTAGATATTGCTTTAGATCTAACATAATAACAAAGAGTTTTCAATCCTTTTTCCCATGCGTGGAAGTGGGATGAGGTAATCTTTGATAATGTCGGATTTGACATATAGATATTCATTGATTGTGATTGGTCAATGAATGGTGCTCTATCTGCCGCCATATCAATTAGTTCTCTTTGTGATATCTCCCAAATACTCTTGTATTTTTTAATCAGGTGTTCAATTCTTTTAACTTTTGAATTGTATTTTTTATCTTCCTGATCCAAATATTTGTTGAAATTGATGTTCTGAATAGATCCATCATTAAAAATAATTTCATTCTTTAACTCTTCAGACCAAATACCGATTTTCTCAAAATCACTAATCAAATATTTGTTTACAATCATAATTTCACCACCAACTACTCGTCTATTAAAGATTGCCGAATGAGCTGGTTCAGTCATTTCATATGAACCTGTAATTTTAGCGGAAGATGCTACAGGCATTTGTGCCGTAAATAATGAGTTACATACACCATATTTTTTAACATTTTCTTTTAGTTCACTCCAATCCCAAAATAAATCACTTTCAGTTAGTCCCCACATATCAAATTGGAAAATACCTTTAGACATCGGTGAACCTTTAAAATGATTATACGGTTGGTATTTACCTGATTTACATAATTCCATACTTTCAGTAATTGCCGCAAAATATATTGTTTCAAAAATATCTTTATTCAATTGTCTTGCTTCATCAGAAGTGAAAACATAATCCATTAAGTAAAAAACATCCGCCAATCCTTGAGTCCCAATAGCAATTGCTCTTTGATCTAAACCACCATACTCACCTTTACTTGTTGAGTATTTGTTGATATCAATAACTTTGTTAAGTGTTCTAACAACTTTTCTTACTTGTTCATGTAATAATTTAAAATCGAATTTACCATCAATAATAAAGTTTTTCAAAACCATTGATGATAATGTACAAATAGCCGTTGTCTTTTCATCAGTATATTGATAAATCTCATTACAAAGATTTGATTGTTTAATAACCCCAATGTTCTGATGATTTGTCTTTCTATTAGCACTGTCTTTAGAACATAGATAAGGAACACCAGTTTCAACTTGAGATTCAATAATTTTGGTCCAAATATCTTGAGCCTTAACTTTTCTACCCAATCCCATAGATACCGCAGTTTGGTAAACTTCTTCATATTCCTCACCATAACATTCTTGAAGTTCCTTTAGTCCAGCCTTTTTAATATCATTAGGACAGAACAAATACCAATCAGAATTATTTTTAACCGCTCTCATAAAGTTATCAGGTATCCAAAGTGCTGTAAACAAATCTCTCGCTCTTAACTCATCTTTACCTGTATTCTTTTTAATATCTAATAGGTCTATAACATCTTTGTGCCAAGGCTCAATATAAATTGCTGCACTACCAGGTCTTCTACCTTGTTGGTTAAAGAATCTTAATGATTCATTAACAATTTTAAGATATTTTAACAATCCACCAGCATAACCTCCTGAAGTTGAGATTCTACTTTCTTTACTTCTCAAGTTTGACATACACAATCCAATTCCAGCGGCGTCTGAAGAATATGTTGATATATCATTCATAGTTGCCAATAAACCTTCACGAGAATCTGAATTATTATAATGTAAGACACAAGACGCTAATTGAGGAATCAATGTCCCCGAATTAATCATGATTGGGGTTGCCTTTGAAATTAGTTGATCTGATAGGGATTTATAATAATCCATAGCTTCGTCATAAGTATCCGTAACCCATAATGCAATTCTCATATACATATGTTGAGGTCTTTCAATTACTCTACCATCAGGCATTTTTAACAAGTACATATCTTGTAATGCTTTCCATGCAAAGTAATCAAACTGATAATCATTTTCATGATTAATCATTTCATCAATCTTATCTTCACCATATTTTTCAATTGTTTCAATTAATTTATCGTGAATAATACCTTCACTATGTAATAATTTAATTGTGTTAGAAAAACTTGGATCAGTTTCTTTGTGGTAAGATGAAATTGCAACTGACGCAGCCAACCTTGAGTAATCATGGTGACTTCCGGTATAAGCCGCGGCAATTTCATAAACTAATTTATCAAGTTCTTTAGTTGTGATAACACCTTCAGTAGGAACCGAAGTAATCACTTTAATAAAGATTTCGTCAGAGTTTACTGTAAGACCTTTAGCCGATCTTTTAACTCTATTGTAAATTTTTTGTGGGTTGAATGACACATCATCTCCACTTCTTTTCTTAATTCGTAATGACATCATAATTAAAATAGTTTTTTATTAAAAATCGTCAGTAAAAGAAATTGTTTCGTTCAATTTCGCTTTTTGATATTCAACAGTTCTTGATTCAAAGAAATTACCCTTTGTTTCAACCGCAATTTGTTCCATGAATTTAAATGGTTGTGATACATTAAATTGTTTACTACAACCAAATTTAACCAACAGACCATCAACCACAAACTCAAGATATTGTTTCATTAAGTTTTGATTCATTCCAATTAATGAAACTGGTAATGATTCTGTGATAAATTCTTTTTCAATCTCCAATGCGGATAACAAAATTTCTTTAATTCTCTTTTCAGTTGGTTTGTTTTCAACGTGATTATTCAACAAATGAATTGCAAAATCACAATGTAAGTTCTCATCTTTAAAGATAAGTGCATTAGCGTTACACAAACCTGGCATAACTCCTCTTGACTTTAACCAAAAAATAGAACAAAATGAACCTGAAAAGAAAATCCCTTCAACCGCTGCAAAGGCAACCAATCTCTCTTGAAAAGATGCGTTTTCGATCCAATCCAAAGCCCATTTAGCTTTTTTCTGAACCGCTGGTAATCTGTCAATCGCGTTAAAACATTCATCTTTTTCCTTCGGATTATTAATATAAGTATCAATCAAAAGAGAATACATTAATGAATGAATATTTTCCATTGCCAATTGAAACCCATAGAAAAATTTTGCTTCGGGATATTGAACCTCACGATAAAAATTCTCAGCCAAATTTTCATTAACAATTCCATCTGATGCTGCAAAAAATGATAGAACATTTTTAACGAAATATTTTTCATTATCAGATAATTTGTTCCAATCTCTGATATCATCAGTTAGATCAACTTCTTCAGCCGTCCAAAAAGCCGCTTGGTGTTGTTTGTAATATTCCCAAATATCGTTATGTTCGATAGGGAAAATAACAAATCGCGAAGGGTTTTCTATTAGTATTTTTTCTACTTTTTCCATTTTAAATAAATTAAACTTAATTTTGTTTCTTTTCTTTTCTTTTTTCCATTAAATCACGGATTCTTTGTCTGTTTCTTTCTTCTTGTTGTTCTTCAAGACCTAAGAATGTCACTGAAGATTCGGTATCAATATCTAACATACCATTATCAAATTTACAATTTTCAAATACAACACCATCATCACCGATACGAGATTTTGTAATTGCAATTGTTGCCAACTTCATTTCTTTTTGTTGTAATGTTTTTGCAACTGAAATAATTACGTGACCAACTTGAGCCTTTTTGATTGATCCACCCATTTGATCAGTTGTTACAACTTCAGATGAAATTGATTGTCTGTTACCTTGAGTCGCAGTCCATCCAACTAAATTTAATTCATGACACATCGCTTCAAATGCTCTCATAACAGACCCTTCAGATTTCCATTCATCACCATTCATTCTATCAGGTAGTACACAATCAATATAGTCAAGAAGAATGACATCAATTTTATTTCCGTCAGCAATCATTTTTCTAACTTGATTCTTGATTTGTAACATAGTCATGGTATCCGAAGGTAATTTTTTAAGGACCAATTTATTTTTCATAGAGTCCTTAATCTCTTTTACTTTAACCATAACCTCATCCTTTTTTTCTGTCAATTCGTCAGGATGAATCTTAGTCCATAAGGTAATGTGTTTTCTTTGAATAATCTTTGGGTTGTCCTCAAAAAAGATTTGTAATACGTTATAACCTAAGTTAAAAGCGGTGTTGGCAATCTTGGTTAGGAATGTTGATTTACCTACACCTGTCGGTGCTAATACAACCCCAATTTCACCTTTGGCCAACCCACCTTTTAACAACCTATCAATTCCGGCAATTCCCATAGGAACAGGATGTCTATAATCTTCATCCAACACCTGATCCAAGTCTGCAAACACGTCTGATTGACCATCTTCTCTTTGACCTACTTGTAAAGCCGTTCTTACAAGTTGCTCTACTTTATCATAGTTTTCAAATTCACCCCCATCTATGATTTTTTGAGCCTTATTCATTACCTTTTGCAACTCTTGTTGTTTGCAGAATTTCATTGCCTTGTCTTGAACAAAATCTTGTCCCTCGATAGGGCAATCCTTAATTTTCTTAATTGTGTCAATTACCATTTTTGACGCTAATTCTTGTTGGAATTCAGATTTTGTAATTTGTTCTAATGTGTCAAATGTTGGGGCATGTTCATACTTTGAATAGTACTCTTTAATCATTTGCATAATTAATTTAAAGTACTTGTTTTCAAAATAATTAATCTCAATGACATCAATTATCGATCTTGCAAAATCTTTGTCAATAATAATTTGATTTAATAATTGTAGCTGAAAACTGCTACCTAAATACTCAAAATTTTTCTTGTTACTCATAAAGATTTTTTCTCCTATTTTGATAAATATTAGTCGTTTAATTGAATGCTCATGTAAGAGTAATTTAATTTTTGCGATGAAAAAATGTCAGTAAGCGACATAAGCAAGTTTTTTAGGTGTGGGCGTATGTCTACGGTGTATCTTATCTTTGGAGGGTATACTTTCGCATCAAACTCTCTATGACAAATTGTCATGTCTCCTTGTTTAATATAGATACTAAACGACTCAGGACCATCAGTATAGGACGTGTCCAAAACAGTTGGATTGTTCATGATTTCATACATGTTGTCCATCATGTATGTAACTGTTTTAATTTTCAATTCTCTCTCCAAATCTTGTTTGAATTCCTTGATCAAGTTATATAAATCAATTGACCATTTCGCATTAGGATTAAAGTCTCTAATGTTAAAAAACCTTTGGACAATAATATTATTGTTAACCTTCATTAAGAATTCTAACTTAGTTGTTTCTTGTTCTTTCATAGTTTTACTTTTTAAATTTACTTTTTTCTTTTCTTGCTAATTTTAAATAAGGTTTTAGAAAATTAACCCATTCATTATCTCGTTTAGGTAGGTATTTGAATAATCCATCTTCCATCATCATTTTCATCAGATTCTTGTACCCCCTACCTTCAGGGTCTAAAGTTTCTGAGTAATAAAGTTCTACAATTTCTTTTCCATCATCATTAATTAAAGGGTTCGACAAATCAACTATTTTTTCATTAATAACAAAAAACTCATCAC